TCGCGTTGATTAAATCGGGCATCCATTGATGTGAAAAACAACCCGCCTCCTGGTCACGCTGACTCAAGAGTTTTTTGAATTTGGTGCAGCCCCACTGACCGCGCATCTCAGGATCATCGAGACGCGGCTTCGAGTGGCGGCAGTTGCGACAGTTGGGATCGCTGGGCGTGTACTCGCCGAGATAAATGCCGCGTTGATCCCGATCCATAAAATTACGCACCTGATAGCTGCCTTCGCTGAAGGCACCATCTGGGGGTGCCGGTAGACTCAGCAGCCATCTGGCCTGCTCCTGGAGCTCCTCGAAGGCGTCAGGGTCAGGCGTGACTTCTTCTATATATAAGTCGGATGTATTTTTGTTGTAGACGGTGACGAGCGCAGAGTCACAGTCGATGCCCGACTCTTTCAGTGCGCCCATATAAAACTGCACCTGAGCTCCGTAGGTCGGACTCCACAAACTGTAGCCCAGGTCTGTGTCAGCCCCATAGATGGCCGACAGAATTCCAGTCTTGGCGAGTACATTGAAACGGCGCGAGTTGGCGCTCTTGCACTCCCATAGATGTCGTGAAAATTGGGTGTCGAGCAGGCCGTCAATGTGCCAGCCCAAGTGACCACCAAAATACGTGCCGCCGATCTGGTCGGGGCCGTCTTTGGTTTTTAAGGTGTACTGCTTAAAGGTGCGAAGAAAGTCGGCAACGTCATCCTCGATGCTGTTACCTAGATCGAAAATCCGAAAGAGCCTAGCGTCTTGAAGGCGAGGGTAGATCCACCTCCACTTCATAAAGGCCTCTCTCGGACATTCTTCGCCGATGGAAGACCCGCCCATGTAACTGCGCCTGGACATTGGACGCCCGTGGGCGGCGTCCATTGTCAGGCAGATCTCCTCGGCAATACTCAATCGTCCATCCAGTTGGATTCAGAGGTTTTGTCGTCCACCTCCTCTCGGTCTGGATTTAGCGCGTCTTTGATGACCGTCATCCCAGGCAAGGGCTCAGACTTCGCCTCACCACTGAGGAAGTAACGAACGCGGTTCTTGGCAGGGTTGTTTCCCTTTGCCGCCAAGACAAACGTCTGCACACGTCCCGATCTGCCCTCGAACTGAGACACGAAGTCCTCGTCGATCTCAGTGTCGTGTGTGTGTGAAACGCCAAACGACTCGCAGGCTTTGCGCAAGACAAAACCCTTGGTCGATTTTTTCACGCCCTTGTCGAGAATACCGATCCAACTGACGATCTCGGCACCCTTCTTGACGTCCTCCATGATGAGACCAATCGTTAGATTGTCATCATCAGGTTGAAGGAACACCGTGCGAACGACGGTGACCTTATGCTCACCCTCACTAAGGATGATGGGAGCATTTTCGTTCAACTCTGGCGGGGTGTCTCGATCTTCCAAATCTCCAAAACTAAGCGGCATCTGTTTTCTCCTTAAAGGCTTGTTGGTAGGCTTCCTTAAACGCACTGAAATCGAGCGGTAGCTCAGGCTCACCTTCAGCATTCAGGATCGGGCGGCGAGACTTCGCCTCAAATCCCGTTGAGCCAGTGGTGTGCAGCACACGGCTGTTATCACCTACGGCGCGTGTACGTTTCTTGAATCCTTCGCCCTTCGACGCAGTGCGCCTGACGAAGTTTGCGAACAGCAGAAAGTCACACCACTCTTTGGCGCGAGCAGCTGCCTTGTGATGCAGCTTCAACTCATAGCAGCCATAGTCTTCGAGCAGAGGATCTTGTCGTTGCACCACATGCGTGTGACAAATCAGGCAAACACCAATCCCTTTAGCAACGACCTGGTCGAACTGCGCTAACGTATGATTGAGTTTTCTGAGGCTGTGGTTGTAGCCACGGCCATAGCCGATGTCGGAGACCTCTTTGATATTTGGTTCCTTCTTCGAAATATCCTGCACGACCGATGTATGGATTAAGGTCTCCAACCAATCGAGCGAATCGACCACCAGGGTTTTATAGTCATGTTTCTCTTCACAGAGAGCGATCACCGTGTCGAGGAACTCGGGATACGTTTCCGTATAGGTGCGTTCTACATCGAGGTGGTGAGTGCCGTTTTCCAGGTCAATGAAAAGCGGCTTGGGCATAGCTGCTGCCCACGTTGATTTACCGACGCCGTTGGTGCCCGAGAGAATAATTCTCCACGGGCGTTCTTGACGTCCTTTCGTTACGTTCAATAGTTAGTCCTCTCATTTTAGAAAGACCTAGTCGCCCCAGGTCTCTCTTTGGTTTTGTCGAATCGGAAGCACGATGGGAAATTCACACCTAGGGCGCGTTAAGTTTCTCAGCCAGTTTCTGATTCTCCGTTTTAAGTTTTTCAACTTGTTGGTGCTCATTTTTAAGCACCGGAGAGGATGTTCCCTTTACGTGTTAGCTGTCAACCTTTGGTTTTTTCACTCATTTCGTTTCCTCAATCCCATCCAGAAATCCACGCTTCAGTTGACACCGTTGCAAGCGTGACCCAGAATCGAGCGTCTGTGTCGGTCGTCATCTGTAGATTCACCACTACGTCGATACAGATAATCTAGGGATTACTTTTTGGGTCTAAAACTTCTCTCCAGCCCTGAAAATCTGCACGACGCTCTCGTGGAGTTGATCGAAGAACACGACGTCTCCGTCATTCCATGCTCAATCGAATCCAAGAAACCGTTCGTACCTTGGGCACGTTGGCAAAATAAAACACCAACGGCAGACCACATCGAATCATGGATTCACGAGTATCCCGGCTGTCTTTGGGGTGCCATCACGGGTCGCAGCTTCGGCGTTGTCGATGTGGACTCGTACAAAGATGAATCGATCCTGGTGTGGGCTCGTGAAAATTTACCGTATACGCCACTAAAGGCCAGAACAAAATCCGGTGGTGAGCACTGGATCTATTCACACCTACCGGACAGCGAGACCATCAGCCAAAACGACGGCATCGATATTCGCAACGTCGGCGGCTATGCCATCTGCGCTGGCCCCGGTTACGAGTGGATATGGGAGTCCGACTCCGACTTTCATACGTTCCGTGAGTTGCCGGAGTTGAGCTCCAAACATATCTCACTCATTAAACGTCGCCACTGGGGCGATAACGTGGCATCGCTACACAACTGGCACGAGACGGTGCGCAATCGTGTGTGGGCTCTGCTGGGTGAGGGCTGGACGGACGTTGAGATTCTCGCCAAGTGCGGTGAGTGGACTCAGTCTGGGTGGACCGATGAACAAACACGGCGAGACGTGCAGAAGATGTTGCAGGGACGTCGAGCCGGTGAGAAGCGGCACGAGGGTGCCGATAAACTTTTAGAGCGGGTCGAAGAACCACGTCAGGGGTTGGTCGCCAATCCGTTCGACCTCGGTGACGTGCTGAAAATTCCGCCACGTGAATTTGTGTATGGCAACCACCTTATACGCAAGTTCATTTCCGTGACGACGGCACCAGGCGGCATTGGCAAGACGGCGCTCACGCTGGTGGAGGCCATTGCGATGGCAAGCGGCAAACCATTGCTGGGGGTCGAGGTCGGTGAGCCGCAACGAGTGTGGGTGTGGAATTTGGAAGATCCGTTCGAGGAAATCTGGCGGCGCATCGCCGGGATCTGTCAGCGCTACTCGCTCACTCAAGACGATCTCGCTGGGCGGTTGTTTGTGAACAGCGGGCGCGACCAGGCGCTGGTGATCGCCGTGCAAACGAAAGACGGCGTGCAGTTCACGCCACATGCGATGGACCTGACGACTGAAATCGTCAGGCATGGAATTGATGCGGTCATCGTCGACCCGTTTGTGAGCAGCCACAGACTCGCTGAAAACGACAACGATGCAATGGACGCACTGGCGAAAATGTGGGCGCAGATAGCCAACGACGGCAACTGTGCAATCGACCTGGTGCATCACACCCGAAAAGCAACAGGGACAGGGCCTCAGACGACTGAAGATGCACGCGGTGCATCCTCAGTCATGAATGCGGCTCGACACGGACGCTTACTCAAGAAGATGACGGGCGATGAGGCAAGGAACGCTGGCATCGAAGGCGATGAGGCTTGGAGGTACTCGAAGGAGGGGAACTCCAAAGAGAATCTGACGCCGCCATCGTCAGTGGCGACCTGGTACAAGCTCGAAAGCGAAAGCATCCCGAACGGCGACAACATCGGGGTGCAAACCCCGTGGGGCTGGCCCGATCCCTTCGAGGGGTTGAGTACGTCACATCTGAGGCTAGTCCAGACGGCGGTAGCGTCTGGTGAGTGGCGGGATAGTCCTAAGTCTAAGGAATGGGTCGGGGTTGCTGTGGCCGAGGCCCTGGACATCGACATCGAAGATGACGGCGAACGCGCCAAGATCCGAATGCTCCTGAAGACCTGGATTAAGAACGGAATGTTGGCGGTCGTTGAGGCTCTTGATGACAACAGAAACCCACGGAAATTCGTTCGCGTTAAGCAGTGGGCTGGCGACCTTTGAGAGTTGCATCGATAAAAAAAATCTATCGATGCATTACCGATGCAAAAGGCACCGGCAGAGAAAGTGCATCGGTCCTAAATACCTTTAGGACCAGATGTATCTATCGATGCAGCATCGATACGCACCGGTGCACCGATGCACTACCGATGCAATGAGTAAAAAGAGTCGGACAAAAGGACAGGCTGGTGAGCGTGAGTTCAGAGATTTTATCGTCGAAAGGATTCCTGAATTGTCTGGTGTTCATCGCAATTACGATCAGTCTGCTCTCGGTGGTGCTGACCTGGTCGGACTACCTGGCATCGCTGTGGAAATTAAACGATATGCAAAAGGTAACGTGTACCGAATGGATTGGTGGACCCAGGCTTGTCGCTCTGCCAAACAATGTGACCTCATACCCACACTTGCGTATCGGTTTGACCGAACACCTTGGACGTGTGTCGTACCCCTCGAATGGATGGCTGGAGATCCAGTCGAACATGCACTCGAACGTATCGCCCTCATGCCTGCCGAGAACTGGATCGAAGAAGTACGGAAAAGGGTGTGTTTGTGAATGACTTGCGCTTCTGTGACATCTGCAAACAAGAGCTCCCGCTCACAGCGTTTGCTAAAACTGGCCCACGTTATCGTCGTGTGTGTCGCTCTTGTCTTGCGGGTGATCAGGCAAGGCGTCGTATCAAAACACCGGAAAAGTACCTTGGTCGATCCTTCGAAAACCTCAGAAGAATTCGAGTCAAAGAAGGAATCTCTTGGGAGTTAACGCCAGAGAACCTCTACGACCTTTGGGCTCACCAGCAGGGACGGTGCGCCCTGTCTGGACTATTCATGACAACTGAACCTGACGCCGGTCCAGAGGGTCGGTTCAACGCGACCATCGACCGTATCGATCCAGACGGTCCCTACACGACAGAGAACGTGAGGCTTGTTGCCAAGCGAGTGAACTACATGAAGGGCAAGCAAAGTGACACTGAGCTTTGGTGGACGATCAGAACAATGCTGCGATACCACGATGAGCGACACAATGAGTGATCCAGTTACAGCACCTTCGCATTACCTCAAGACAACCGATTCGGTCGAATGCATCGATGCCATCGAAGCCTCGATGAGTCGAGAGGCATTTGGCGGCTACCTAAAAGGATCGGTCTTGAAGTACGCCTGGAGGTACGAAGAGAAGAATCACCTGGAGGACTTGCGTAAGTGCAAGGTCTTTCTCGATTGGCTGATCGCACATGAGATGAAGACCACGTTGAGATGAGATGTGCGAAGTGCAAGGAGAAGAGTCAAGTGTTGGAGTCCAGGGTCGATGGACTCGTGGTGCATCGCACACGTCAGTGTCTGTCTTGTGATTACCGCTGGAAGAGCGAGGAGAGGCTTGCTGGGGAGGCATTCCCGAAGCCAAAGGCAACGCCCTTGCCGAGAACAAAGAAGCGTCTTCAAAAGGGCTCGAAGCGTCGTTATGAACATCCACGCGACCTGGTCGGGAGTCCTGAACGGGATGCAATGGAAGCTGCCGAAGTACTGAAGGAACTCGGCTTAGATTTGGAGGATCTTGAATAATGTCTGGTCAACCAATCATTCGAGCGCAAAAGGCGCTGTTGGAGAAAGTTGGAGAGGATCGGGTCTTTGAAGATGTCTTGTGTGGCATGAGCGTTCACAAATTGTTGCAGCGTTATCAGGTAGGACGTCGTGCGTTCTATGGATGGTTGGAAGACGGGGAGGGACGAAAGGATCGGTACACGGCTGTCCGTAAGAGGTATGCCGATCTCCTAGCCGAAGAGACAGTAGAGATCGCCGACGAGACGACTGATGCAGCTGATGCGCAAGTATCAAAGCTTCGCATCGATGCTCGTCGATGGATGGCTGCAAGGATTAACCCTGAGCAGTGGAGTGAGCAACGCGGCCCACTGGTGCAAGTGTCCATCGGTGATCAACACGTCGAGGCAATGCGTGACCTGATGAAGGATATGCCTGTCATCGAGGGCCACATCATTCCTGACGATGTCATCGAGGATGAGTGACCTGGAGCAGTCCTATCGCATCGATGCGGCATGGGCCTGGTGCCTTAGTCGGGACGAGATGCCAAGCAGTGACGCCATACAGCAGCAGGCGACGCTTGTAGGCGTTCAGCCTTGGGTAGTAGGGCATCTGCTAGGCCTTCGCTTCGACGTCACTCAGGACGTCACAGAACTCCTCTGAACCGCTCTCCGGCGCACCGCCCGGAGAGGCCGATAGTGCGCGGGAAGCGCCGATCCGAGCGGCACCGAGGCGGCCTGCGGCCTAGCGCCGCGTTTGGGGTTGTTCCGGTGCTAAAGCGATGTAACAACCTCACGCATCGAACCGGCTATAGGCCAGTGTTTACGTGGGTTTCAGGCTATTTGATCGATTAAGTGTTTTCGGTCGATTTCGGGAAGGCCCCCCATCGATCTCTAGGGACGGGGGGAGTGGCAGTAAGGTCCGACGCACACGAATTTTTTTTGAAAAATCTTATCTCGAGTGATTGTTACAGTCGTTACCTTTTAGTACACTGTCACTGTTGTAAAACGTAACTACATGAGAGGAAAATACATGAGCGATGATCTTTTGAAAACGGTGTCGATGGTGTCGGCGATGTTCGACCTCATGGACGGCCATGGGTCTGCCGAATCTATCGAGCAGAGAGCCCGTTTCTACAAAACCATTTCAGGTATCAGGTTTCCCGATGATTGGGATGACTTGGATCTGGGGGAGAAAAGGAAGCGGTTGGATAAACTTGACGAGATAGGGTTGGAAACGCTTGACCATTGACTTCCAAATGGTGACGGCGGCTCTTGAAGACTTAGCACCTCTTGAGATGACCGCTCTTGCGATTTTGGTTTTTGCTTATTTTACCGACGAGGAACTCACGAACCTCGTCGCCAACACAATTCAGCGTCGGACTCAAAGCGAGTCGGTGACGTTGCACTGAGAGGAAGAGATGAAACTGTTACGAAATGTTTTGCTGGAGATAGAGGGCAAATACGATCTCAAGCCCGAGGCATCCGTTTTGGAATTACGGCGTGTTTTGACGCTTGAGGATTACGACAAGTTGGCGGGAGCGATGAAGTATCCCAATGGCATGGTGAGGAGAGCGTTATGACTGTTTATGGATACATACGTGTCAGCACGGACGATCAAGTTGACAACACATCGTTCCGCATCACCCAGCCCAAACGCATTCAAGGTCTCGGGCTTGCCAACGACTACGACGATGTCGATGTCTGGCTGCGTGACACGGGGGTGTCGGGGGCCATTGATTTTCTGGAGCGTCCAGCGCTTCGAGAAATTGAACTGAAGGAGGGTGACGTCATTCTCTGTGCCGGTCTTGATCGCTTCAGTCGTGACGCACGCAGCTGTCTCAACACGGTGCATAAGTTCAAAGAGATCGGTGTGAAGCTCATTATTAATGGGCACGGTGTGGTCACTGACCCGAGCAATCTCACGGGCACGTTGCTGCTTGAAGTGATGGCTGTGTTTACGGGTTATGAGCGTCGTCGCATTCGCGAGCGAATGATCGCCGGGAAGCAGGCGAAGAAGGCGGCTGGTGGTCACATTGGCGGCAAGGTGCCTTGGGGCTGTTATTTAGACGATGATCGGAATGTCTTGGAGCTCGGCCAGCGTGAGCTCGCGTTCGAGAAGATGAGGGAGTACTGGTCGGAGGGTACTTCGTTGCGCGACATCGCCGCCAAGATTTCCGAGGACTATCAGATATCGACCAGCTATCAGACGGTGCGACGGCTGATGTATACGGTCGATGAGGAGAAAGCGAAAAATGAAGCTGCCTGAGTTCACGACGAAGGTCGGTACGTTGTATTTCTCCAAGTACACGGGTGAGGTCTCATTGCATCTTGATGACGATCTCGCCCAGGACAATTACTTCGCCATGCTTCCCAGCATGCTCTACGAATGGCGTGACCAGCTGGACGCCTTGATTAAGGAAATTGAAGAGAATGGCTGAAAACCCGTTTGTCGAGTTTGTTCAGACTTTTCACAACGACCCTGTCGCTTTTGTGCGTAGTGTGCTCAAGGTTGAGCCTGACCCGTGGCAATCCGAGTTGCTGGAAGCCGTTGCCTCTGGCAACCGTCGTATCAGTGTGCGCTCAGGTCATGGAGTCGGAAAATCCACCGTCGCCTCTTGGGCGATGTTGTGGTTCATCCTGACGCGCTACCCGTGCAAGGTGGTGGTGACTGCCCCGACCTCGGCGCAGCTTTTTGATGCATTGTTTGCTGAAGCCAAACGTTGGATCAAAGAACTGCCGGTGATTTTGCAGGAGCTCCTCGAAGCCAAGTCAGACCGAATTTTTTTGAAGGCTGCGCCCAACGAAGCTTTTATCAGTTGTCGCACCAGCAGGGCAGAGACTCCCGAGGCGCTCCAGGGCGTTCACTCGGAGCATGTGATGTTGGTAGCTGATGAGGCCTCGGGTATCCCCGAGGCGGTGTTCGAGGCGGCGGCTGGATCGATGAGTGGCGAGCATGCGACTACGTTGCTGCTCGGCAACCCGACGCGTGGCAGTGGTTTCTTTTTCGAGACGCACACCCGCATGGCCGACGCCTGGTGGACTCGGCGCGTGAGTTGTTTTGATTCGCCGCGAGTCTCGAAGGAATACATCGAAGAAATGCAGATGCGTTATGGCGAAGAAAGTAACGCTTACCGTGTGCGTGTGTTGGGTGATTTTCCCGCCAGGGATGATGACACGGCGATCCCGCTTGAACTGGTCGAGTCGGCACAGCACCGTGATGTGGATGTGGATGAGGAAGCCAACGTCGTGTGGGGCATCGATGTGGCGCGTTTTGGTTCGGCGTCGAGTGCTTTAGCCAAACGCCAGGGTCGGGTCTTACGTGACATTCGCACCTGGCGTGGTCTCGACCTGATGCAGTTGACGGGTGCTATTAAGGCTGAGTACGACGCTCTGGGGCCGCGTGACAGGCCGGTAGAGATCCTGGTGGATTCTATTGGTGTGGGTGGTGGTGTGGTGGATCGACTGCAGGAGCTCGGACTCCCCACGGTCGGTGTGAACTCT